CCAGCAAGCGGCTATGCAGCTTCCCCAGCAACCTAAAGGAAGTTGAAATGGCAAGAGCAGGCAGGCAAATGGCTAGAGCCGAAGAAGACGAGCGTCAAGCCAAAGAAAACGTGAAGCAGTCTCGCGGAATGGGCGAGCGAGTTGAAGCGAAACAAGAACTTCGCAAAGCAACCGCCGCTAGAAAGACCGCAGAAGACATTTATCGTCGTGGCAGAAGGTAAAAACTGATGGTCACTCAAGGCTATCAAAAGAGTGGTGATCAGCCCCGCGTTACCTCTAAATCATTAGATCAACGTCAAGCAACTCCATCCTTGACGTACCGTACACAGACGAATAGGATGGGTTCTGCTGGAAATAGTTCCCGCATGACCCGTGACTACACACGAAGGTAATTGCAATGTACAAAGCACACAAGCGCGGTCGTAAGACCCGCCGGTAATCCGGCTAAAGAGTTCTATGGGTATGGCTGCTTGCCCTTTCTAAGTGGCCCCGCAACTAGGAGACCGTCATGGCACGTCGTGGTCGTAAAGGTCGGAAGTAATCCGAACGTAACAGGTTTCTGAACCGGCCTGCGGGAGGTGGGCGATGAGCCTCCCACTTGACTTGATTTGTAATTAGGTATAAAAGGTCGCACATGAGCGTACCACCCGATAAATTGATGGACTTGATGAAGAAGGGTCAAAAGACTGACACTCCTTCTGAAACTCCTGCTGCGCCGGGAACATCTACTCCCGAAGCGCCTCCTATGGCTGCTCCAATGTCCACGCCTGAAAAGCAGATGGGCACTCGTGAAGCGGCAATGATTAACATCTCCATTGCGCTTGATCTTCTTGACCAGTCTCTCCCGGCAGTCGGTGCAGAGTCGGAAGAAGGCAAGGCAATCATGGAAGCCTCTCGCAAACTCGGTGGTTTGCTGGGCGGCAAACGTAACGAGACTGGTGAACTCCAGCAGTCAGAGATTCTGCAAATGTTGCAGACGCTGCCAAAAGCAGGCGGCATGACTCCTGAGTCCCGCGCAATTCAGTCAGCCCCGCCTCCGGGAATGACGCCCCCTGGCGCAGGTGCGCCAAAACCCCCTGGACTAGGATAAGCAATGGACCTCTTTAAGCCCCGTGGAGCCTCTGCTCCCCGCCGCCCAACTGATGACCGTCAGGAAAATGGGCAGATCGTAAACACGCCACGCTTCTCGCGTTTCGGCGGTCTTGACAAGCCATCTGATCTTTCCAAGAACAAGATGGCCGTGCACAAGCCTGCTGACGGCAAGAAAGTCATCTAAACCACATTGTAACGAGGGTAACAATGTCTCTTGAAAACCTATCAGTTGATGCCCGCGATGAACTCGCGGCATTGGCCCAGCAGCTCGCTGAGAATCCTTCCACCCGCAAAGAATTTTTGCGGATGACCAAGAAGGTCAAGCCTGATCTTCCTATTCCAGAATTGGAAATCGAAGAGCACACCAACAGTGCTATTTCGGCGGCAGAAGCGCGTGTCCAATCTCTGGAGAACAAACTCCGAGAGCGTGATGCCGTGGAAGAGTTGCAGAAACGTCGGAATGCACTCAAGCAGAAAGGCTTGGCAAGTTCTGACGAGGACATCAAGGGCATTGAAAAGATCATGCTTGAGCGCGGTATCACTAATCACGAGACCGCCGCTGAGTATCACGAGTGGATGAAGCAAGCCGCGACACCCACACCTTCCGGGTACAATCCACAAATTATTCAGAAGTTTGATCTGAATAAATACTGGAAGAACCCTATTAGCGCAGCAAGAAACGAAGCGGTCAATGCGTTGCAAGATTTGCGGCGACCGAATCGTCCTATTGGTTTGTAAACTTTACCGGAGATCGTTATGCCTATTGGTGGCGGGATTCTACCGGCAACGGGATCAACTCAGTACACTGAGTTAACTTACGTCACTCGTAGGGCATTCATCCCGAAGCTGGTTGTACAGCTTTATAATTCGACCCCTCTTCTCGCAGCACTGATTGCTAACAGTCAGCAAGCCAGCGGCGGTGTGTCTTCCGTAACAGTGCCTGTTCAGGGCGCTCAGTTTGTAAACGCACAGTGGTCAGACTACAGCGGCTCGTTCGCTCAGCCGTCTGTCCAGCAGGGTGCTTACAACGCTGAGTTCAACCTCAAGCTGATGATCACCCCAGTCCCGTTCCTCGGGATGGAAGGTGCAGTTCAGCAGGACGCAGCAATTATCCCGCTGATCGAAGCGCGGATGAACGATGCGACCAACGTGATGATGGACGCGATGGCAACGTCGCTGTACACCAACTACACGAACACCCAGCAGTTTATTGGCCTTCCCGGCGCGATTGACGATGGCACGAACCTTCAGACCTACGGCAACATTAACCGTAGCACCTACACCTGGTGGAAGTCGAAGGTTTACAACGCTGGTAACGTCAACCCAACCCGTCAGAACATCCTGCAATACATTTCTGGAACCGTGAAGAACGGTGCAGAAGTGCATAGCTTTGGTGTTTGCGGATTCGGTACTTGGACGTTGTTGGCTCAAGACTTTGTTGGTCAAGAGCAGTATGTCATCACCCCAGGCTCTGGGTTTGATGGCGACAACAACGGCCCACAGGCTGCGTTCCGTGCGCTGATGGTTGCTGGTGTGCCGATCTATCCAGATCCGTACTGCCCAGAAGGGACGGTCTACTTCGTTAACACGAACTACCTGAACCTGTACATCCACGAGCAGGGTTCGTTTGTGTTTACCGGGTTTGAGTCCACTCTGCCTAACTGGCAGATTGGTTACGTCGGCGCAGTGCTGATGATTGCTGAGTTGATTAGCACTAAACCGAAGTCCATGACTCGGGTTGGTTCTTACAACTCGCTGACCCTGTAAGGAGAGAAACATGGCTCTCGCCCTAAACAAGATCCTGATTGCCGGTGCGAATAGCAACACGGCTGGTGCATACTTCACCACTCAGACTCTGATCGCTCCTGCAACGGTCGCTGGCAACGTAGTCCCTGCTGGTGTTTATCTGATGTTCCCAACGCTGAACAGCCAGATTTACGCCAACAACGGAACCGCGCTTGTTCAGTTGATTGCTGCTAACACTGGTGGCGTTCTGGTTAGTGACGGTGTTAACGTGGTTGCCAATTCGACGACCACTGCTAACACGATCACCTTCCTGACGGTTAACGGTGGTCAGAACGTCAGCTCCACGTTTACCAGCTAAGGAGTTGAAATGGCAAATCCAGATGCAGTAGGCCAAAACACACCAGACTCGTTTGGTAACTTTGCGATTGCAAGTGTTACCGGCGCGTCTTTGGCAACGGCTGGAAATGCTGTAGTGGCTATCCCTTTCCTGAAAGGTGGGCTTACCAATAGCGGTAACCTCACCGGATCAGGACAGGTGATCATCCGTCGGGTCACGGTACAGAACCCCAATACGAGTGTTGCGTTGGCTAACGTGGGTATTACCACTAGCAATGACGGCAACACAAGTAATGCGGTTGTTGCAGTAGTTTCGTTGGCAAACCTAACTGCTGTGAACAAGTTCCAAGACCTGGCGGTTGCCAGCCCCTTCGCATTGACTACTACCGTCAATGGAGCGAACACCTCTGCCCTGTACTTGAATGTTTCCAACGCTGTTTCTGGCACGGTTGACATTCGAATCTACGGTGACACGGTTTCGTTCTAATGGAAATCTTTGTAACCAACTGTAGTGACACCGATCTGACTGACCGTCATGCCGGTGTTGATTACAAGTTCAAAAAAGGTGTGCCTACGTCAGTCCCTATCGAGGCTGCTAGGCACATCTTTGGTTACGAGGACCATGACAAGCTGCCATACGCTGTCCGGCTAGGGTTTGTAAACCATTCGTCGGATCTAGAAATTGGACTTGAACGGTTGGCTATGTTTCGCATCGGCCAACATTCAGCGCAGGACCGCATTCCCTCGGCGGTAGGCGTAGTACCCCTACCCGTCAAAAAAGTAGGGGTAGGGGGAAAAGTCTCCTGAGGGTTACAATAGGCAACTATGTCAACCCTTAATTCGTACATCACAGACGTTCGCAGGCTTCTACACGATGCCAACGGGAACTTTTGGTCTAATGATGAGCTTACGGATTACATCAACGATGGGCGTGAAAGGGTAGTACGGGACACTGGTTGTCTACGCACCCTGCAAATATCTGCTACACCCCTTGCCCCGAACGGCACAGCGGCAACAATCTGGTCTGCCAACCTTCCTGTTACCGCAGGACAATACATATTCTCCAATATCTTTATCTACCAGGTCACGGTAGGTGGGACGTTGGGGACTACAGCCCCGCCATACCCGGCATCAGGGTCTAATTTTCCTCCGTCAACGGCCTTTACGAACGGCACAGCAACGCTGTTGTACGCACAAAGTGCAGAAATTATCCCGTTTTCGTCGTTACCTAATGGTTCGCAGACTCTGGATGTACTCAACGTAACGATCTACTGGGGAAATTCTAGAATTCCTCTGCGCTATCTGCCCTGGACGAACTTCAACGCCCAGCTCCGGTACTGGCAGAACTACGTTGGACGGCCTGTGTGCTTCTCAACGTATGGTCAGCAGCAAATTTACATTTCACCCGTGCCTGACCAGTCTTACAGCATGGAAGTGGACACGGTTGTGCTGCCTTCTCCGCTGGTTTTGACCAATCCTACGTTGGTTGATGCCATCAATGACCCGTACACTGTTCCTGTGGCGTTCTACGCGGCATACAAGGCAAAGTACAAAGAACAAAGCTACGGAGAATCTGAGATTTTTCTTCAGCAGTACAACCGTCAAGTGCAGAGCGTGTTGAATTCGGTCTTCACACGCAGGATTCCGGACCCGTATAGCAGTCCTTACTAACATGGCATCTCAGGAACAGAAAAAGACCTACACTGTCCTGAAGACGTTTGGTGGCATCAACACAAAAGCCAACCGGACTGC